TGATTCAGGAAAAGGTACGCTCCATGATTTTGTCATATCTCACCTCAAATAAGTGGCTTGCTGCCAAAACAATGAACCATCCGGAAATTCCAGATAGTTCATAATTCACTCTTCAATACTTCCAACTTACTAATCGCCGATAGATATCCGCGCTGATAGGTCATCATCATTCCTTCGAGCTTGCCACTTCTTAACTCCTCCCTGAGCAATTGTATTGCTTGATCAATAACCTCTGCCTTAGCGTCCTTTATGGCTTGCTTGCGGGGCTTTGCTTTCTGCTTTGGCAGATTTCTCAAGCATGATGGAATGTATGTCTGATTCATCACTTACCTCGCTGTCAGTTGTTTTGATTTCCGGTAGCCTGCCGCGTAAATGGCTACGTTTGGCAGGCAAATACTTCCACTGCATTCATCTGCCTTCTTGCAGCGAAGGCTTCCGAGTGATGCTGCTTTATCTGCTCTGACGCAACCAGAGAGCTTTAGCGCAATTTTTCGCGCCAGTCGCTGCTCTTGCATTGCCTGTTCACGTTGAGCCTGTCTGCGTGCTCTGCGGCGATTTCTGGCGTTATCGTCAGCCAGATATGTAATGACTACTGTCATGTTGACCTCCGATGATTGACTTTGGCGGTGACGCGCCGGGTGCTTATCTTCCGGTTGCCGTCGTGCAGCTGCACTTCACGTCACCCCAAAGCCAACTACTCTTTGGTTCCCGCATTTCGGCGGGACAATCCCATCAATGTTAAAGAGCCTGCCAAGCTGTTCCGTTTGGCTTCCAGCGTCCTGCTGATGGCTAAAGAATACTGTAGGTATTTTATTGTGTAAATACCCAAGGTATTTATTTTTGGTGAAATAATGATAAGCAAATGAATACAAAGGATATTTATTTTTTCGGTGTCTGCTTGTTCAGTGCTTTTTATGCGGGATATGTGAAGTGGATCCCGATAGCTATTGCTGCCGGGATTATGAGTTAGTCAGCGAAGGTTAAGACGAGAATTACCTTAATGATGTCTGCTACAACAGACACGGCCATAGATAAACCAAAGACGATCCAAGCCATAGAGATGTCTTCACTACCATCGTATAGAGTTCCGTAATCACTGGTGTAAGGCGTAAATGTCGCGCCTTGATACAATAGGTATAAGCTTGATCCATAGAGGATAAATGCAGATATCCCTTGTATTGCCATGATCACCAGAATCATGAAACGAGCTGATCTATGCGCCCAAGCCTGGCTTATTTTTTCTGATAGAGATTTCGCAATAAAAGCATGCGCTAAGCCGTAAATTGTCGAGATTGCCAACATCCCAAAAAAGCTTGCTATAGCGGTTCCAACCATAATCGCCCCTTGCGTGATCAAACCAGCCTTAGTTTTGTCTCAATTGCAACGCCTATAATCTTGCAGTTTCCATTGATTGGCACGAGAGGCCATGCAGGATTAAGTCCCTTGAGGTATTTATTTCCGCCGTCGATTATCAGCTTCTTGAATGTTGCTTCGTTAGAGTCAGAAAGTTTTGCTATGACCAAGCTGCCGTTGATCGCCTCCCTTCCGGTATCGAAAAGAACGAATGTTCCCTCTGGAATGCTTAACCCAACCGGTGCCGTCATTGAATCACCTTCCACTTTAAGCCAGAACGCATTACCTTGAATATGCGCGTCAGACTCAAGCCAAACATCTATGTCTTTAATGGTGTATGGTTCGCATGCTTCACACCACGAGCCAGCCTGGATACTGCTTAACACCGGATACCTCTTTCCTGCTCTGTATTCCCCTGCATACCTTACGTTGGCATCGCTCTTAAGGCTTTCTGCCTGTTCTGCAACCTTGGCAGCAATTGACTGGCTAAAATCAGCAATTGAGACTTGCAACAATCGTGCAAAACCAGATGCAACCTCAACGTTTAGCGCATTTCTGCCATTAAGATAATGCCCTACCGCTCCTTGGGTGATACCCAGTTCATCAGCGATTGAGTATTGGGTTATTCCCAATTCTTTCTTTTTTGACTCATACAAAGCCTTAAGCCGCTTAGCGTCTTCGAGCTGTTCTGTCGTCAGTGATTTTTTATTTTCCATAGCTTAATTCTAATAGCTAAGGTACTTAAACTAAAAATACCCTGAGTATTGATTGCTTTGAATACCTGTAGTATTCTTTGTTCATGGTTAATAACGGAGAGTGCATATGATTCGAATGACACTTGCCGATTACGCCAAAATCCATGGACAGGCTAAAGCAGCCAGTGACTTTGGTGTAATCCAGTGCGCTATCAGCAAGGCCATTCTGGCAGGCCGTAACATTATGGTTACGGTAAAGCCTGATGGCAGTGTGATTGGAGAGGAGGTTCGACCTTTCCCAAGCAACAAGAAAAACAAATAGTAACACCGCTCTTTAACAGTCATGGTCCTCATTCCCGCCGAAATGCGGGAATACAACGCGCATCAGTTGGTGCGCATAACTTCTTATTTGTTAAGGAAATACTTACATATGCAACTTACAAGTACTCGCAAGAAAGCGAATGCAATTACAAGCAACATCCTAAATCGAATTGCTGTACGTGGTCAGCGAAAGGTTGCTGATGCATTAGGGATCAATGAATCGCAAATTTCGCGATGGAAAGACAGCTTTATCCCAAAGATGGCCATGCTTCTGGCTGTGCTGGAGTGGGGTGTTGAAGACGAGGAATTAGCGGAGCTGGCAAAGAAAGTAGCCATGGTGCTGACAAAAGAAAAGCCTCAAGACTGCGGCAACAGTTTTGAGGCCTGATGTAGAAAGACTGGATCAATCCACAGGAGTAATTATGACAAAACGTCGTAAGAAATACCAGGAAAAAGAAGAGATTCGACACCCTGATTCACCTGAGGGATTAGTGGTAGCCGCAGCAAATAACAGGGCGTTCGCAGAGCGCCTTGTTGGTATTTACAGACTAGCCAAAGCAGGAGTGAAACATGGGCGTCGTTAAGTTAGCTGATTACAGGCATAACCCTGTACAACATCAGGAGGCATCCAGTATGGGGTATGTCTCTATACACCGCCAGTTTATGGACAGCAGGCTCTATAAGGACTCTCAGGCAGTACATCTTTGGCTTCACTTAATCCTCAAGGCTAATCACGAATCTACTGTCGTCAATACGGATATCGGTCCGATAACTGTTGATCGCGGTCAGATGATAACTGGACGCCCGTCGCTGGTCAGAGAAACATTCATCCCAGACAACAAAGTTCGGAGCTTATTACGGACTTTTGAGTCGAAAGGGATGCTTAATATTTGCGCGATGGGGAAGAAATTTAGCCTGTTTACAATCGTTAAATATGACGATTTTCAGTCAAAAAATTGTCCAACGGTTGTCCAACGGTTGTCCAACGCAAACACCAGTAATGGCGCGGCTCTCAGCGGAGATTGTCCAACGGTTGTCCAACGGTTGTCCATAAACAATAATATAAATAATATCTCTAATACTGACGTATTAGAGAGTGCCACAGCAGACAAAAAGTCTGACAAGAAAAAACCTTCCGTCAGCTGTCAGGATGTTGTCGATGCTTACCACGAAATCCTTCCTGAAGCGCCAAGAATCCGCGCACTGAATGACAAGCGTAAAAACCAGATCCGAACGTTCTGGCGCAAAGCCGGAGTGATAACCCGACAGCTTGACGGGCATGGGTTCACGATGCAGGACTGGAGAAATTATTTGAGCTACGTAGGCGAAAATTGCCGATGGATGTTCGAAGAGCGCCCAAACCATCAGCGCGGAACCGTCTGGCACAAAAAGGGATTTGATTTCCTGCTTAACGATAATACCTACCTGAAAGTTCGTGAGGGTGAACACGATGACCGATAATTTTTATGCGCCGCCCCATAGCATCGAGGCAGAGCAGGCGGTTATTGGTGGATTGCTTCTGGATGATGACAGCAGTGAGCGCGTCCGGAAAGTTCTGGCGATGCTGAAGCCTGATTCATTTTACAGCCGACCACACAAAATCCTTTTCGAAGAAATAACCAGAATGCACCGGGAGCAAAAGCCAGTAGATGGGCTGACGCTTTTCGATGAACTGGAGCGCAAATCGTTAACGGCGTCTGTTGGCGGTTTTGCTTATATCGCTGAGATCGCAAAGAACACGCCAAGCGCAGCAAACATCGTTGCCTATGCAATGCAGGTTCGTGAAACCGCAATGGAACGCTACGCCATCAACCGCATGACTGAAGCGACGGAATTGCTCTATTCCCGCAACGGAATGACTGCAACGCAGAAGTACGAAGCTATTCAGGCAATTTTCACGCAACTGACAGACCATGCAAAAACCGGATCGCGTCGCGGCCTTCGCTCATTTGGTGAGGTCATGGAAGACTGGGTTAGCGACCTTGAGAAGCGTTTTGACCCGTCAGGCGAACAACGAGGAATGAGCACAGGGATCCCATCGCTGGACAGGATGCTGTCACCGAAAGGTCTGGTGAAAGGCTCTCTGTTTGTCATTGGCGCTCGCCCTAAGATGGGGAAAACGACGCTATACAGCCAGATGGCAATCAACTGCGCAGTGCATGAGAAAAAGCCTGCTCTGATGTTCAGCCTTGAAATGCCAGGTGATCAGATACTGGAAAAACTGGTAGGGCAGAAGTCTGGTGTTAACCCGAATATTTTTTACCTTCCGGCGACAAATGACGCCGATGACGGCTATCAGGGTGATTACGATGGTGACTTCAACAGGGCGATCGAAACAGCAAATCGCTTGAGTGAAATCGACCTGCTTTACATCGACGACACGCCGGGATTATCTCTGGCTCAAATCGTCAGCGAAAGCCGTCGAATCAAACGAGAAAAAGGATGCGTTGGCATGATTCTGGTCGATTACCTGACACTAATGACCGCTGAGAAGGCCGATCGCAACGACCTTGCTTACGGCATGATCACCAAAGGACTGAAGAACCTTGCCAAAGAGCTTGATTGCGTTGTTGTGCTTCTTACACAACTTAACCGCGCACTGGAAAGCCGAACCAATAAACGCCCATTACCAAGTGACTCACGAGATACAGGGCAGATTGAACAGGATTGCGATTATTGGGTGGGGATCCATCGTGAAGGTGCTTTTGATGACAGTGTTCCACCTGGTGAAACCGAACTAATCCTTCGTCTCAATCGTCATGGCAATACCGGCACGGTGTATTGCATTCAGGCAAATGGAGCTATTTATGACACAGACCAACAGTCTGCTGAAATGCGCCGACGTGAACGCGAGGAACCGCAGTCCAAGAAGAAAGGAGGATTCTGATGACCATCTACATCACTGAGCTTGTAACAGGCCTGCTGGTAATCGCAGGCCTTTTTATTTGAGGAAGAGTAATTGGAGGCTTTAAGAAATGAGTACGATAGCTGAGCTTGTCAGGGCTAATTTTCGTGAAGAGTTGGTGCGTTGGTATCGGTATCGTTCATCGTCCAGTTTGCCGCTTGATGAGTTGTATGAGCATTCACCTGCCGCACGACGCTATCCGCGTGACCGTGTTCTTCGACGGTTGTTCAAACTCAACAATGAGTTTCAGCGCAACAGAATTATCCGGAGTCTGGATTTTAAGTGAAGGAGTGAGCATGAGCGACCTATCATTAACCCAGCCAAAGCTAAAAGAATGTCCGTTTTGCGGCGGTAATGCTCGTCTGTGGGTTGAGGCCGGAATAAATATTGATGTGTGGGGCTATGCAGAATGTGACCTCTGTGAAGCCAGGGGGGCATGGGCACCATCAGTTGCTGCGGCGGCTGAAAAATGGAACCGGAGAGCAGGAGATGAAGCAAACCTTTCTGCTTCGCAACGAAGCAATCAGAAATAACGCCATAGACGCCATTCTCTCACTACCCATCGACGACAAGTCACCCCACGAAGTCCACGTTAAAGAACCCAAGCGCAGCAAAGCGCAGAATGACCGTATGTGGCCGATGCTGAACGATGTTTCGCGTCAGGTGCTATGGCATGGTCAACGGCTGGCGCCGGAAGACTGGAAAGACCTGTTCACTGCCCTGTGGCTTAAGACCAAAAAACTGGAGCAACGAAGTGTGCCTGGTATCGACGGTGGCGTTGTCATGCTTGGCGTGCGTACCAGCAAAATGCGGAAGGCCAGCATGACTGAGCTTATCGAAATCATGTTCTGGTTCGGCTCAGAGCGCAACGTGCGGTGGAGTGATGACTCCTGGCGAGAGTATGAATGGTCACAACGAAAAGGGAGAGCTGCATGACTATCAAATCAAATACGCCATCACACGACAAGGACTGCTGGCAAACGCCGCTTTGGCTTTTTGATGCACTGGATATTGAGTTTGGATTCTGGCTGGATTCAGCTGCGAGCGACAAAAATGCTCTGTGCGCTCACTGGCTAACTGAGGCCGACGACGCGCTAAATTCTGAGTGGATAAGCCACGGTGCAATCTGGAATAACCCACCGTACAGCAATATCAGGCCGTGGGTG